ATCAACAATACGGTATACGCCTAGTTCTGGAATTTGGTCTGCTACATCTTCTGCTATTAAACCAAATGCTTTCGTGCGTTGTGCGTCTATTTCTTCTTTCCAGTTAAACTTTACGGCTTGTAAATTGTAAACGTTTTCCCAATCTGATTTGGTAAAGTTTTCAATGTTTTCTTTGTATCGTCTTGACGAACCGTCTTGCCCAAGAACTAGCGTGTTGCCGCTACCGTCAGTTCCTCGCCGTGGCGTTGTAAAACTTGTTACTAAAGGCAATGTAGCTGCAAAGCCCATGTTGTCTGCCGCTACTCGAAAGAAACCAAGATTTGTGTCGCTACCGAACGCTATTGCAGGAGCGCTAGAAGAACCATCAGCAAGAGTTAACTGTCCATCAATATCAACATCATCTAAATTCGTTGTGCCATCAACATCCAAATCACCATTCAAATCAGCGTTACCAGTCACCGTCAACGTAGACGACATCGTAATCGGTTTAGCAACCGTAATAGCCTCAGAACTATTTGTAGTCGTAAACGTAATATACGCATTATCAGCTTCCTCAATAATCAAAGCAGAAGCCTGGTTATCAGGAATCTTAATAGAGTTCTCACCAGCATTTGTAAACTGCAACGCACCATCAGCGCCACCAGACAACACTAAATCGCCAGCAATATCAGCAGAGCTAGATAAATCAAGCGTAGCTGCATCCAACTCACCAGTCAGCGTAACATTACGGAAACTAGCAATATCCTTATTACCGTCAACAACAACAGCTTTAGAAGCAGCAACAGTACCGCCTGTAACATCATCAAGAACATTAATCTCAGCAGCAGTAGCAGTACACCCATCAAGAATGTTCAACTCTGATGTCGAAGCAGTAACACCATCCATAATGTTAAGTTCCGACACTGTAGCAGTACAACCATCAAGAATGTTCAACTCAGCAGCAGTTGAAGTCACCGCAGTAGAACCAAGAATCAAATCCCCCTCAGGGATTGTTACATCACCAACAAACGTAGGTGTCGTGTCCCACGCAGAAGCACCTGAACCTGTACCTATAAGCACAGCACCAGTAGAAGCAGAACTGCTACCAGTACCTAATTTAGTTTCAATTTCTATAATCGCATCGTTGCTCCTACCGTGCATCTCAGCATGGTTAGGGTTATTCAACGCAGCAGTATTAGAAATAGTTTTAGGAAGGCTACTATTAGCGTCTGTATCAAGACTAGACGGAAAATTAGATTCAGGCATTTACCCTCCTACGGAGTTAGATCAATAGTAAATATACCGCCAGCATTAAACGCAATCGTAAACGTTCCGTTACTTGACGAGAAATCAGAACCAAAATCAATATACGCAATTAACGGATCACTTGCCACAGTATCATCATATATCACAGCACCCCTGGCGCTGGTGATTGTTGCAGAAGACCATGACGTATCAGCAGCATCAAATTTAATCGTGCCACCTGTTTGAGTAAGGGTTACGCTTCCAAGAGTGTTACCACCAGCAGTATACCCTGTTCCAGATACCTCATTAGTTACATCGTCTTTGAAATCATGCGCCCCAAAGTCAGGGGTGTACGATGACGTAACCAACATAATCTTGATCGTGTCATTGTCCAGGTCTAACGCATGACTGTTATTCAAAGAGTTAAGAAAAGTTTTTCCGTAAAGACCACTAGCCATCGGCGTTCTCCTTATCAGTTACAACGCTGGCTTCTATTGTCTCAGCAGCTATAACTACATCTACTTGTTCATCTTCCATGATTCACAATAATAATCTAATCGAATGCAGAAAGATAGAGGGTAGGCTAACCTCCCAGTACAGTCAGCCTACCCTGCTATCTAATTAGGAGCTATCAGTTAGCGCCTATTGAGGATGATGTTTCAATCCTTCGGATAGAGGCTTCACGGAAGCGGCTATATCCAACTAGGTGATACCAACCAACCGTCTGGAATCGACGGAGGCTGTCGGTTACGGGACCGAATACCACGCTAGGATCTTCACCAAATCCGGCTGCTCGGCTAGCGGCTTTCGCCATAGCTTGCTTACCGCAGATGATGGTTTCATACTCGTCAACGTTAGAAGCACCAGCGTTTGTACCAATGTCCAAACGTGGGGTTTCAATGAAGTCAACACCACCGAATGTACCGATGCTACCTGTGCGGACAGCGCCAGCGTCTTGACGGTTTTGCATTTGAATAATGTCAGTTACGCCTGTAGCTGCACGAAGGTCAAAAGAAACGTCAGGGTGGATAAATCCAATATAAACGTTGCCATTGAATGCAGGTGCAGAAGCAGCACGGGCGTTAGCAACAGCTTTACGGATAAGACTAGCGGTGATAATGTCACCTGCTGCTAATTCTCCTGTAGCTGTGGCATCGCCACCGTATAGTACGTTGCTACCACCAACGAGAACACCGTGAACGATGTTGTCGAGGCTGTTAGCCATGTTGTAACCAATAATGTTCGCAGCGTCAGCGTCTACGTTTAAGAAGCTGGTTCCACGAAGTTTAGCGGTTGTGGTTACTGCGTTACCATATTCAGCAAGAGTTACAGTAACCGTTGAATCTCCAAGCGCAACAGCGGTTACGTCACTGGTTTCAGTAAGCGCTCCTGTAGCTTGATCAAGGTCATTGTAAATGTTGAATTGGACAGCAGCACCAGGATGAGACTGGTTGGTTGACTTTACGTCACATACCATCTCAAACATAGGTTGTGAACGGAGAGCAAAGTACGCCAACTGCTCAAATGCAGTGGTGTCGGAGCTTACCGAACTTTGTTGTGTATATGCCATTTTAGGCTATCTCCAATTTGTGTTTGGAGCCTACCTAAACTGCTGCGTTCCAAGTACCGCCGTTAGCTTCCCAAAGTTGCCGTAATTCATCAGCATTAGTGGTTTGTCTTATCAACTCATTAAGAGAGGGATCTGACACAGGACCAGCATCATCAGAAGCCTGCTGTATTCGACGTTCAGCTTCAAACTGTGCCTGTTGCTCCAAATTGCCGATACTCGCCGTAGTCGTCATAGTTGACAACCCGGCACTATTAGCCTCAGCTTGTATTGCTTCAACAGATAGCTCGCCATCGTAGCCTTTCATGAAATACTCAGTCATCTTATTAGATGGATCTAAGCCAGCATCACGAAACACCTCTTTGCGTTGCATCTGTTGAACTTGCGCTTCAAGCTCATCAGCCCTCGCAGCTCTCGCTTCGAGTTCTCTACGCCAATTTGGTTTGGATTCAGTACTAGAAACTTCAGTTTCTGTAGACTCATTTTCCATTATGTCACTCACCTTCTCATACACGCTAACAACGGTGGAATGCTAGCGGAGTTTAATTTGTTGTGAACGGCTCACCCTCTTAATGGGGCAGATCACATAATTAAATATAGGCAAATTTAGGGTTTTCGTCTATACCCTACGAATCTAACTGCCCAGGAGCGCTGCCTAAGCCTGTGGCTCCCATGCCTGTCATCAAACCACCAGACCTGCGTTCTGCTGACGCTTGCCTACGTTGACGCAATCTTCTAATGTTTGCCGTAGCTTCTGAATCTAATCCAAACGTGGATGCAGCTAACTCAGTTGTTGTCACACCCCGATCAGATAATGTTGCTTGAGTCAAGCCAGCCATCGGAGCTAAACGTTGCGCTACTTCACGTTGTTGTACTTGTTGCTCGCCTGCAAGTTGCCTTGCTACAGGAGCAGCTATGCCTTGCCCTGTTGCTTGAATAGCAGTAGCGGATAGACCAGCAGATTCCATGCGTAGCCTTTGCTCAATGACGCTAACGCCACGCTCAGGGTCAAGGAAATACGCTATAAGTTCCCCGTCGTTCTCAACACCTATACCGTACATTTCATTTAATTGATCTTTAAGTAAAGGATTAATGTTAGATACTGCTGACGCTGCCATCGACACACGTTGCCCTAACTCTTCAGGCGAAACATCATTACCTATAAACTCAGCAAAATCATCAGGGCTGTCATAAAAACCTTGTGGCAACCCTGCGGTAGCCATAATGTCACGATATTGTCGCTCTATTCTAATGTATTCTGCTGGGCTTATTTGAATCATGCCAGGCTTACTGTTCCTAATATCTAACCCTTTGAAACGTTCTTTGAATGTTTCTGTTTCACGCAACTGAATCATTATTCCGTCTGCTGATACGCCTTCAATAAGGTATCTAACAGCTTCAGGAGCTAACTCAGCTAAACCGTACTGTGCTAACGCTTCCTGTATTATTTGTAAAGCGTCACGTTCATCTTGTGTTTGTTGCGCTGCTTGTATAATTTCATCATCGAGTATTGTTGCCATTACGCTACCTCCCCAAACGTTTGACCTATTGAGAACGCCAAAGCTCTTGCTTGAGATTTAGCGTCTTCGGATTGTTGCCATTCTGGTAGCCCACGAACAAACGTGCGTACCTCAGAAAGACTCATTGGTCTAGAACTTCCACTTTCAGGAATGTACTCAATAACGTCTGGGAACTCTTCTAACAAATCTATATTAGATCTACCAAGCATTTGTTCTATCTGGTATTTGTACGGTGAGAAATACTGTGCAGGTGTTACACCCATTTCGTTGATAACTTTGTCAAGTGTTGGGAACCTAGCAACTGCTCCGGCTTTTAAGAACTGAGCTAACTCTACTTCTGTTGCTTCGCCTGTGTACAGTAACTCTGCCCATTCTTGCGCTGCTTCATCATCCATTGGCGTGAAATACTTGTACGCTTCTTTTTGCACATTATCAATGTTTGCTTGGAATGCAGATATTTCGCTAATCGTGTTTTGGTATCGTAACTGTCCTGCCATAGCTATTCGTATAGCTTCAGCATCTTCACTATCACCAAAACGTTTGAGGTTCTTTGCTAGGTCAAATAGTTCGCTTTCTTCTAATTGTATGCCTAGGAATTGTGCTTCTTTGCGTAGAACGTCAATGGTTGGTTCTAGGTATTCTTGTAGCATTAGGTCGTTCATGTCGGCTACTGCGATGTCAAATGTTCGCATTGCTACGTCAGTTGTTTGCCACCATTCTGTTAGTTTTAGTAGACCGGAAACTCTTGTAAGAGCTGTTATGTCGTTTTCTACTAGGTATTCAGTGATGTCTTGGTAGTCAACAGCGTCTGGGTCACGGTAACTTGTTGGTGAACCGTCGGCTAATATGCCAATACGCATGTCTTGTTTGTTTTTTTGAAAGAAGTATGCTGCTCCACCAAATTGTTCTTCAAGTAATGTGTATACGTCTTCGGCAGAAATGTCTTCAATGCCTGTTTCGTCTGTTCCACCAGGGTTCGGTATTGGTGGTGATCCTGAGCCGTCGCCATCTCTAATGCTTCCACTTCGTGCTAATTCTCCTATAGGAAGATATTGCTCATACGCACCATTTGTATACACTGACCAAGGACCGAAACCAGGATTATCGTATTGTTGATAACCATTCATGCCTAATGCTTCTTCGTAAGTGTGATGGGCAGCGGCTATATTCCACCTTGGGTCGAGTAACGTTTCATACCCTTGCCATTCAGTACTTAAATTATACTTTTGCCTAAACGCATTAGATTTGTAAATTCGCTCTCTAGCCTGACCTAAATTGCCAATCATGTTAATTTGAAACAACCCGTAAGAATTATCAGGAGCGACCATGTTTGTAGCTCTAGCATTAAACCCTGACTCTGCTCTTGATATAGCAACCATTGTCACAGCTTCTTCTGGCGTAAAGCCAACGCTTCTAATCATTTCATAAAGAGCATCTGCGGACACCATGTTACTTTCACCAGGTGCATACGGGTAAGAATCTTGGTTTCCTGGTCCAGTGCTAGCAAAATCGTCTTCTTCTAATCTTGCTAAATCTTCGTCTAATCGGTCTTGAGCATCTGTAAATCCTATTTCAGGGATTTGTTCTTGGACAACAGGGGGGTCTTCATCTATCTCGCTAAAGCGCAATTCTAAATTTTCTCCACTAGCAAATTTTTCTTCCATGCCAGCCCATTGCGTCTGGTCCCACGGTATATCTAACTCAATAAGAAACGGGTCGTCTGTCCCAAATATACCTGTAAAGTCACTTATTTCTGATGCAAAAGTTCCAAAAGTTAAATTACTAAAACTGTCTTTCTTAAGGTTTTGTTCCATTTCTGGATACGCTGTTTCTGACCAATTAATAGGCACATCTTTTAACAAAAGATCTGCCATCATTGCAATTAAATCGCTAATTGGGACTTGTTTGAATTTGTAAAAAGCGTCACCTATTTGAACACCATCTTGTGTCACCATATTTTCTGGTCGTTCTTGCACATTTCTAGGAGGTGTTTGCACATTTATTGGATCTCCGTCTGGTCCTGCTTCAGGACCGTACTCTTTCGCCATTCTCTCTACCATTACCCACCCATTCCTAACGCTTGCATAATAAGACCAGCTTTGCTTGCTGTTTGCATAGCTTTTGCTTCAACAGGTGCTTGCTCTTCAGCAAACATTCTTGCTTGCGCTGCTTGATTAGGAGGCACTCTTGTAATACCACCTTCTCGCAACTCTTTCGCAGTTGGCGTAGCATCAATCGTTAAATTATTAAACATCTTCACAAACTCACGAACTTCTGTATCTGTCGCCCCACGACCAGTTACCTTTTTGAAATAATCATCAACACTGTCATGTAATGCAGCCGGGTCTACTAATGTAACGTTTTTCATGTTGTCTTTAGCTTGAGCTTCAGCTATTTTGCGTTGGAACTCTACACGAATTTCGTTTTTTTCTAATTGCGTTAAGTCATCAATCATAAACATTTCTAAGTATTCTTGACTTAAACCAAACGTTGAAGCCGCCGCAGCATCCTCAATAGCGGTTCTTAACGCAGGCACAAACGTGTCAGTATTTAATGTGCCATCTTCTCTGTACACGCTTTCCCATGATGTGTACACATCAGGCATGTTTATGAATATGTTTTCAGCTAATAGTTTTTGTTCTTCTGGCGTTAATTCCATAATTGAATCAACTACTTTTTGTGTTGTGAAATCAACTTCTGCTGTTTCTAAAACTGTTCCGTCAAGTTGTGAGAACCGTAACGGGGTTTTTTCTGTTTGCGGTCTTGGGGCTATTTGACCTGTTGCTTGATCTTCGATAATTTGTGGTTCTTCGTCAGCGTCACCATCAAGCCAATTAAAAAACCTTCTAACTTGCCCGGGTATTTCAGGTATGGCAGTTGCAACCACTGTTGTTAAATTAGAATAAACAATGCCACCGCCACCATCAATTTCTTCTATAACTTGTTGACGGATTTGTTCAATTTGTTCTTCTGATAATTCTTCACCTGCATCTAACGTAGCTCTTGCCTCAGCTAATTTTTTTTGAAACTCGTCACGGAACTCATCAACCGATACATCTTCAAGATCTTCAGGGTCGTAATTATCTAAAAACCTTTGATACGTTAAATAATCTTCTGTACCAGGTTCAGCAGACCCGTATGTTTGAGCAAACCACGCTTGGATTGCGTCATTAAAAGATTGACCTTCAGCCATTGGTAGTGGGGAAATACCTGTTACTAAC